CAATTCCGCCATCCGGGCAAGTTATTGAATAGCAGCAACTTGACACCGATGTAAAGCTGTGTTATACATTAAATATGGCTCAAGTGTATCTCTTTTGTATCGAGCCATCAATTAAAAAAATTATGAAAGAGTGGTTGGATAAACAAAAATCTCAGGAAAAAAACATGCTCGAAGCAGTGGGCATTCAAGCAAAACAAGTCGCTGACGATCTTGTTCCTCAAGTACGCCTTTGCGCACTCGAAAACGAAATGTGTGCCGATATTTTAATAAAGGTTCATTTTGAATTTGGGACTGATAAAACTGAAATTTGGAGTGAAGGTGCAGTTGACTTTCCACCCAAACAATCAGTGTCTCAAATGTTCGAACTGACCTATGGCTCAGAAAAAGAAGAAAAGTAAAGTTTTAGAGGATCTCGGTCTTTCGGCCGATGAAGTCAGAATCGCATTCGGGATCAAAGAAAAAAAGCCTGAGCCTGATAAAAAAGGTTACCTCTTTCGCCCGGATCAAAAACGGATGAATGAGCGGATGAAATTCTGGAATTCAATGGTATATGCCCGATTCATTTCCGGTATGCACCCAAAAATAATCGCCGGATGCCTCGGGGTTTCAGAAGAAACTGTCCGAGTGCGACTCCGGCGATCAGGTTTTTTCGATAGAAAAGAAGAACCTACTCTCCCTTAAAAGCGTCCCAATTTTCGCGATACTTCTCGAATCTATGCTTATCGGGTGATTCGGGGTCGTTAGGGTAAACCCAGGTGCTAACTCCGGTTAGCTTATTGCACGGAATAATGTAGAATGTGTCTAGTGGAGCGACATATCCAGCTAATATGTCGACATTTTCGCATTTTATCGACGCTTTATTACTCTGACCACTCCCCGTGCTTAGACGAAATCGAGGCATTTTTTCGTATATACCATCGCCAACGGGTGCCCGAGTCCCTTTAACCTGAACCCGGAAAACTTTTCCTTTCTCATTCACCACATGGCAATCCTGAGGTAGATGGTCTCCGGCTGGAATGAAAATCTCCAACCCGAGTTCCATAGCTTTTGCAAAAAATTGGTATTCATATACCGCTCCTGGTCTTTTATTATGCACCTAATATCCTCCATCCATATTGTAGTTTTTCTGATCGACTGACCCATTCAAATCCTTTGGAAAGCATATGACTCAAACCCCAGCCCAATTTCCGTGGAGTTAATTCTTTGAGCAGTACGCGATTATTCTCGTTGGCAGAAAGTACAACCATCAGCTCGGAACAAGTTCCTTCCCAACTATCATCCTTAAGTGTTCTTCTGAACATAGATAAAATCTCGATGATGTGGCTGTATCTGCTGTCCGCTCTAGCCCGTGATTCTAATTCGGAATTTACATATGCCTTAACTCCAAACCGCGTTTCCAAAAGCTCAGGCTGAATTTCGTGAGCCAAAAGCCAAGAGGCGAAGGCCGGAAGTTCAGCGGTTACGACATGTTTAATATCTTTAGTGAAATTAAACCCATCATTGCATTTGAAGACCATTAATTTATCTTTGATGCTCATATCCAAATCTGGAAGCAGACGCATGGAAACCGGATCATCGTTTAATGTGCAGGATATTCTGCCTCTCCAATAGACACGCCCGGACTTCTTAAATTTACCATTGATCAAGAATGTGTCATTCGCGATGTGCTCTTTGAGCCGAGCGGTAAATGCTGTGTGCATAGCATTCGATGCGGTCGGAGCCTCATCGTCGACGAGCCACATCCCGTATTCAAAGAGGTGGTCTGTCCATTCCGATTTGCCGGTCAGATATTCTGACGCCTTAATTCCACCGCCGAATAAGCCTCCGAGTATAATAGTGTTATACAGGGTTTTCCCGCAATTAGGAGGACCGACTAAAAAATGTGCGTGTCCACGCTTGGGCTTTCCCGCGTGAGCATTTAAATAAGCATGCTTCAACCAAGCCAATTCATACTTCAACTGCTCCTCGCCTAGCATATGCTCCATCCATTTTGCAATGACTGGGAATTCAACTCCCCATTCGCCAGCTTGATCCGCTGGGGTTAATGGTCGAACCCGTGCCGTATTGAAATACGTACGGTTTTCATGCTTAACGATCTGAGACTTTACGAAGCAAAAGGGCAGCCCCGCTTCAATTCGCTTGGCTGAGTTGATCTGAAACAAAGCTTGTTTAACTTCCGATACATTTTCGTGGCGAGCGGGTCGGCCGGAAAGATTGTGTCGGCATTGGAGATCCAATTGACACTCCTCTTTTAAGCTCATTATGAATCCACCACTACCGTCCTCGATAAAGTAATTCCGCCCATCATACCAATAATTCTCAATCGCTTTGCCAATCCTTCCGACTTCATAATTCCTTACGAAATCATTACTGGTAATCTCTGCCCAAGTATAAAATCCTTTGGGCATATTGAAAACCTGCATGCCGGTTTCTCGAACGATTGCTGCATTCTTGGTTTTGTGTCCTCCACCTGGATCCCAAAAGGTCGGTCCTCGGCTACCTTCCACAAATTCTGTAGGCCATCCATTATCAGGCCAAACTCTTTGAATCTCAGTATAAACCGCATCCAATGGAATAACCGTGCCATGCCCGCGGAAATCAGCCGATTTAGTCGTTTCGTACTGCCAGTAGTGAAGCATTGATGTTGGAATCCGTGCGTCAGGGCTGACAGCTTTCCAACCATGTCCGTGAAGTAAATAGTGCTGACGCTTAAATATGCCTGAATCAAATCCACGAGCGATAGCATCTCTGCCATCAAGCTTCAGTTCTTTGGCCAAGCGTCCAAGGAATTTCTCATTGGTCTTGCTGCCATGGCAAAATATCGGATCTTCAAAGAACCAAACCGCATGAATCCCTCCGCTGTAGCTTCGACTAATATAATTAACTGGGTATTCGTGATCAATCATCCGGCGGACAATTTCCTCGAATTCTTCATCCGTAAAATCAGCATCCCAATCAACGGTCACCCCATGCAGATATCGCATCGGATTAGCTTCACTAACTCGCTGGCCGGGATCTACACCTTCACCGGTTGAATATGCACAGTAAACTGTACTGGGGCTTGCCGCCCATGCTTTGTACTCGGTCGTATTTCTAAATTCCGGAAGATCGAATTCGACTTCCCACGGTTTAGATTTACTGACCTGCGATGCTCTTAGATTTGGAATCGCGAATAGCTCCATAATATAAAATCTCCTCTAAAACTTGGTTAACTTCATTCTGTAAATCCGTTTCGTAACACGAAATATTTTGGATTTCATAATTTATCAGCTCGGAATTTATACCGGCTTCTGAAATATGCTCGTCGGGTGAATCATCTAATCCACGAACCACTCGAACAATCACCCCGTCGTGAGCCCGAATCATAGCCGCTTCATTTGCGAATCTAACATCGTCAATTACATAGTTTTTACCATTGTCTAAATGTTTTTCTAAAGAGGTAACCCATATATTTTGAGATACTAGTGTTCTCCCAAATTCGGTACCTAAAAGCTGCATCAATTCGCGTGGGCTTTTGCCAAATTCTGGAATAATATCTTCCTTTTTCTTCGGGTCATACAGCTCATCATTCGATAAACCCATTGCCGAGAGCATTAATTTAATCGGAGTCGCGAAACTTTTAATTCCATAATTATATTGTTCCGCGATAATCCGTGCGACCGATGATTTTCCACATCCTTTCTTTCCCGTAAGTCCGATAATCATTTTGTATATTGTTTTGTAATTATTGCGTCGGATGAAAGTGGTACACCTTTCATCCATTTTGGAGCTGAGCTCATGATTTCTTGAATGTCTGCTTTTGCGTAAACTGCATCTTTTTCAGCAACTTCGATGACAACCTCGTCATGAACGTGTAATACAGTTTTAAATCCCGCATCCGTTAATCGATTCATAATAAATCCGAAACAGTCCCGAGCTAGTGCTTGAACACTATTCTGAAACAGATTGGCTCCGTACATTTTTACCCTGCGAATTGATCCTTTTTGGGTCGCACAAGTTACGCCATCCGGCTCATGCCGACAGCGAAAGTATTTAAGCGTCCGGCCGGAGGGTAGGGGGATTTCAAAATCATTCCCTTCGCTCGCACACTGCTTAAGTTGAACATCCAAGCTCTTCCAAGCCCGTGTGATCTTGGGATTCTTGTCGCGAAAATCCATGACTTGAATAAAGGCATTGACCCATTGCCGACGGTCTTCGGTCGGAAGTTGCGGGTATAAGGTCGCTTTTCCGGGCATGTATTTCCCAGCGTACTCTTGGAATCTCAATTCATCAGCCCGACTAAAATCCTCATCGAGAATCTGAGTCTGTCCATACATTGCAACGGTCTCAGCAAATTTAGACCATCCCGATCCGTAGCCCAGCTGAAGAACACGAACCTTCGCGAGTAGATAAAGCTCAGGATCTTCGTCCTTCAATTTACCACCTGTCCATCCCATTGTCTGCCTTGCGTGTGCCTCATAGGGGCTCATTCCTTTCTTAATCAAGTCAAGAAAGTCTGTATCTCCCGCGAGAAACGCTGTCAGTCTTGGCTCAATTTGAGAAAGGTCGGATACTATCAGAGTGTTCCCATCTCCAGCCGATATGCAGTTACGAATGTT